GGTGGACGCCGAGGAGCGCAAAGCGGATCGCGATAACGGCAAGACTGGCCGCAACAAAGTGTATTCCCAATTCGGAGGGTTTTGATGGCGCCCGGCGCTCATGCCCTCCGCCGCAAGACTGCGGTCCGGCGGCATCTCGCCATGGTGGAAGAACGGGAGCGCAATCTACGAAGCCTGCCGAGTGGTGCCCTTCCCCCAAACCGCCGCCCGGCAGCGCTTCGTTCTATTCGCGCCGGTGAGGTCAACCGCCTCAATCAGCACTTCAAAGGCTCGTATGTCAGCCTCGACGAAGACTTGAAAGGAAACTGGGGCCGCATTGTGGCCCGGGCTCGGGAGCTGGCTCTTAACGAGAGCTACATGCGCCGCTTTCTGCAAATGGCCGACACCAACGTCATCGGCCGCGCGGGTCTTCAGCTGCAATCAAACGCGAAGCAACAGGACGGTGAGCCAGACGATAAGGATCAGGAGATGCTCGAAGCTGCTTGGAAGCGTTGGGCAAAGCGTCAGTTCTGCGACATTCGCGGCAAGCGTACTTTCAAGGATATTCAAAGCACCTTCACGCGTTCGTTTTTACGCGATGGCGAAGGACTGATTCGGATCATAAAGGGCGCTCCCAACGAATATCGATTTGCATTGCAGCCAATGGATCCGATGCTGCTTGACCAGAATTTGTCCGGCCAAGCTCCGTATGGTGTTTCCAAAAATAAGATCGTAATGGGCGTGGAGCTGGACAAGTGGACCCGCCCCGTGGCTTACTGGATTCTCCAGCCGGACCGGACGAGTGAAACCATTGTCCTTGGTGGTCGCCATTATCTTCGATTGCCCGCCGACGAGATTATCCATGAGTTTTTGATGATCGAGCGCCCCGATCAAAACCGGGGTGTTCCTGCAGGTGTGGCCGCAGTACTCCGCTTGGAAATGCTGCAAGGTGCAGAGGAAGCCGAGCTCACGGCCTCACGCCTATCCGCTTGCAAGATGGGCGCGTACACAAGTGATGGAACGACTGCTTACACCGGCGACGGCGAAAACGAGGACGGATCTCTAGTCGAGGAAGCCGTTCCAGGAATGTTTCTCAAGCTGCCGGCTGGCGTCGGCCTTGAGTCGTTTGACCCGAAGCACCCCAACGGCAGCTTTGTGGACTTCACCAAGCTGATGCTGATGGGTGCCGGTGCCAGCTTGGGCGTTTCCTATCCATCCTTCGCCAACGATCCCACCGGCACCAGTTACAGCACCCTCCGCCATTTCGCCCTTGAAGAGCGCGAGTATTGGCGTGCGCTGCAGGACTTCGTGCGCGATGCCCTTTGCGAGAGGGTATTCGGCGAGTGGCTGAAGCAAGCGCTACTCACAAGCAAAGTGAATGCACCGCCGCGCAAGTTCGACAAGTTTATGGACGTCAGCTGGTACGGCCGCGGCTTCCCATGGATCGACCCGTTGAAGGAACAGAAGTCGATCGAGAGCGCAATTCTCAACACGCAAACCAAGACCCGAACAGAAGTCCTCGCGGAAGCCGGCAAGGATCTGGAAGAGCACTTCCAAACGCTTGCACGCGAGGAACGCCTAGCCGCGAAGCACGGTATTCAATTGAACACCTTGCCACCGGCGAAGCAGACCGACCCCAAGGAGGGGGAAGACGAATAATGCCAACGGCCCTCAAGCGTAAAAAGCGCGAGCTCAAGCTCGAACCCCAATGTCGGTCCTATCAATTGGACCCTAGCGCCGTCGATGAGGTTGCACGCACCGTGGAGGTGGCATTCTCAAGCGAGGAGGAAATCCAGCGCTGGTGGGGTAATGAAATCCTAGACCACGACGACGGTTCGGTCAGGCTTGGTCGCCTGAACGACGGCGGCGCGGTTTTGGTGGAGCATGATCGCAGGGACCACATTGGCGTTGTAGAGAAAGCTTGGATCGGCGAGGACCGCGTGGCGCGGGCAATCGTGCGCTTTGGTAAGAGCGCGCGCGCTGAAGAGGTTTTCCAAGACGTGAAGGATGGAGTCAAGCCGCACATTTCAACCTGGTACACGATTCACCGGGCAATCCTCGAAGAGGAACGAGATGACGGACCTGACACCTATCGAATCATGGATTGGGAGCCAAACGAGATCTCTTTCGTTGCCATTCCGTTTGACACAACTGTGGGCGTCGGCCGGTCGGCCGAGACTGCAGAAACCAAAGTAACCATTGAATACAGGAACCAAGAAATGGATCCCGATGAAGTAATCAAGGACCCGGAACCAGGTGACGGCGGCGAGAAGCGCAGCAAAGAACCCAAGCCGGTCAACGTTCGTGCAGTTGAAGACAAGGCCCGTGACGGGGAACGCAATCGCGTTGCCGACATCCTGGCCTTAGGTGAGCAGCACGATTCCAACCAACTCGCGCGGTCCTTCGTCAAAGAAGGCAAGTCCGTCGACGAGTTCAAAACCAAGTTGCTGGAATCCCGCGGCAAGCCCGTGGAATCTGATGCAGCCGATCTGGGCTTGACCGAAAAGGAAAAGGGCCAGTTCTCCATCGTTCGCGGCCTGCGTGCATTGGCGGACCCTTCGAATCCGCGCCTTCGTGAAGAGGCCGCATTTGAGTTCGAGGTTTCCGATGCCGCATCCAAGAAGCGCGGAAAGGAAGCTCAAGGCATCCACGTTCCCTTCGAGGTCTTGGCGCATGAGCGCCGCGATTTGAATGTAGGAACTGCCACGGCTGGCGGGCACACCGTGTCCACCGATTTGTTGGCGAGCTCCTTCATCGACTTGCTTCGCAACTATTCGGCCTTGTTGCCGATGTCTACCGTGCTGACCGGCCTGGTTGGTGATGTCGCGATCCCACGCTTGACGGGTGCAGCGACCGCCTACTGGGTTGGCGAGGGTTCAGCGCCTACCGAGTCGCAAGAGACCTTCGGCCAATTGGCGATGTCTCCGAAGACTGTGGCGGGCACCGTGGACCTCACACGCAAGTTGCTGCTGCAATCGTCCAATGTAGGTGAACCGCTGGTTCGCCGCGATTTGGCGACTGTTTTGTCGCTGGCCCTCGACTTGGCTGGTATCAACGGAAGCGGCACCGGCAGTGAGCCGGAAGGCATCCTCAACACCTCTGGCATCGGCTCCGTCGCCCTGGGCACCAATGGCGGTGCGCCCGCGTGGGAAGACCTGGTCAAGCTGGAGGAAGAGGTCGCTGTGGATAACGCGCTGATGGGCAACTTGCGTTACCTGTCGAATGCGAAGTTCCGCAGCAAGCTGAAGCGCACTTCGATCAACGCCACCTACGGCGACAAGATGATCCTGGATGGCAACGATGTGAACGGTTACGAGTTCGTGACCTCTAACCAAGTTCCTTCGACTCTGACCAAGGGCACTGGCAGCAACTTGAGTGCCGCCATCTTCGGCAACTTCGCCGACTGGGTCATCGGTCTGTGGAGCGGTGTTGACATCATCGTCGATCCTTACAGCCAGTCTCGCAGTGGCACCGTGCAGGTAACTGCATTCCAAGATGCGGACATGGGTCCTCGTCACGAGGAAAGCTTCGCGGCGATCGTCGACGCGATCACCACCTGATCCAACGAGGGGGGCATCCGCAAGGCCGCCCCCCTCCCATCCAAATCACCTTTGCCATTAACCAAACATGAGCACCAAGGAACGAAAGAAAAAAGTCAAAGTTCGCTTAATGCGAGCAATGCTCCATGACGGGGAGCACGCCGAGATTGGCTCCAAGCTAACGGTACCCGTTGACCAAGCCAACCGCCTCATGCATTGCAACAAGGCAATGCCTTACGAATCCGAGGATGACCAGGCTGCCGCTGACAAAGTCATCGATCCGATGGTGAAGTCTGCAAAGGCCGCAGCCGAAGCCCGGTCAGTTCCAGCTGGCACTTCCCCTCAAAACACCAAACAGCTCAAGGAGATGGCAGGCACCATCGCTGATTTGCAGGAAAAGGTGGAGGCCTTTGACGGCATTGGCGAAGCGGTGGAACTCGTCATCACCAAGGTCAACGAGTTGGCGGAAACCGTCGAGGGTTTGGCCAAGGCCAAAGCCGAAACCAAAGCTAAAAAATAGCCATGGCATTCGTTGAGGATCTGGCCGAGTTTTTTGACACCGAAGATGGCTTTGCAGATGAAGCCACCATCGATGGCAATAACGTGGACGGCATTCTCAAAGAAGAGGACGCGGGTGAACCTGTTGGCACTGAATCCATCATGCTCACCTTCGTTTGTGCAGCGGCGGGCGCTCCTGACCTTCCAGCAGGAAGAGAAGGAGTTCCCGTAGTTGTCAATGGCACCAATTACACCACGCACCGAAAAGAGGTCCAAAACGGCCTAGCGTATTACCTGCTCGAGGAGGAAAGCTGATGCCTCATCCTCGAATCGCAATTCGCGACGCGGTGCACACCCTGCTGGTCAACGCTCAAGTACTCGGCGCCAGCATTCCAACCTCCCATTACTACAAAGAGTGGCTGGAGGATATTCCCGCAGCATCGCTACCCGCTCTCAACCTGGCATTCGATGCCGATGGTTTGGGCTGGGGCGACGGTGGCGAATTCACTTCTATTGGTGATGGTGGCATGAAACGCAACGCGGTGTTCTCCGTGTCCATTGCCGACCGCTTCACCAAGAGCAACACCAACGCTTTGAACGCTCTGCACAATTTCTGCCGAGCAGTCGAAGCCGCAATCCTCAATGACCGAGGCCTTGGTGGCCTGGTGTACGAGGTTGCCTACGTCGAAACCGAGTTTGTTTATGACTCGGACGCAACAGATCCCGTGGCCAAGGCAGTGATTACTTGGTCCGCCAAATACGAAGACCGACCTCAATTGGACGCATGAAAATAGTCCGCAACATTCACCCGCGAAAGCAACCCATTCGGGTTTCTGGTTTCGCCACCGTTCCCCATGGGGGAGAAATCGCGGTTCCTGACGACGTCGCCGCTCAGATGGTCAAAGAAGGCCGGTTCGAGTTGGTGAAGAAGGGCTCGCAAACCCAATCCTCGAAGCAACAGGAGCCTAAGTAATGCTCTCCGGCCTCGGCACTGTTTTTGGCGTCTCGGAAGAGGCAACTTTTGGTACGGCGGCAGGCGCTGTGCATAACTCCCTCGAAGCTGAAGAAGGCTTCGAATCCATTCAAGCAACGCGTGAACTCATTGAGCCTTCGATGCTCGATGGCATTTCGCCGGACAAGTCGCAAATCAGCAAAGGGCGGATCCGCTGCGATGGCTCTTTGGAGTTTCCTTTGCGATACGACGGCGGTTGGATGATTTTCCTCGCCCACCTTTGCGGGAAAGCAATCGCCACCGCTGGCGTGGGTCCATACACGCACACGCTCGACCTGGGCGCTGCCCCAGACATGGCGGACAAGGGGCTTACCCTTTTCCTCAAGCGTGCGGGAATGGTCGCTTCGGGCACATCCACAACTTGGGTGTACCACGGTCAAAAGCCGACCAGCATTGAGATCAACATTCCCGAAAACGGATTGGCGACCCTGTCTGTCGATTTGTTCGGTAAGAAAAACGCATTCGGTGCACACAGTGCGGCAACGTATCCAACCGGCAGTTGGATGAAAACGCCGAGCAATTCAAACACCCCCACCGCATTGTTCTCATGGGGAGGCACTGCCTACGTGGTGCGAAGCGCGAAGATCCGCATCGAACAGGGCTATCAGATCCGCTGGGATCCCGTGGACGATGCCATGCTGCAGCCGGGGATGAATGCTCAGCGGAAAATCACCGCGTCCATCGTCGCCGAAGCACTGGATACCGCCACTGCATCAGGCGGGAAGTTCCATGATGACTTCACATCGAAGACCGTGCGTGCTGCCGTCATCACCCTGGATGGACCAACGGCAGCAAACGAATCCTTCCTTTGCCAGCTTGGCGACTGCTTGATCACTCAACCAGTCGATCCACACCCGCAAAGCGGGGATGTGATGCTCAGCAATATTGAGCTCACTGCCTATCGGGACGGTGCAACCAGCGCCGGCCAAATCGTTCTCACCAACGGCAGCAGCGCTGCTTACGCAACCTCCTAATGGAAACCGATACTCAAACTAATCAAGCACCTGGGGCGCCGCAACCGGTCGCAAAGAAAATCCCAACTCTCGCGGAGAGGACGAAAGCGGCAAGGGAAGCCAATCTCAAAGCAGCGGTCGATGCAGGTCAAAGAGAAGGATTGCAAGACAATCAAGTGCGACTACCAGGTGGGGAAATCCTTACCTTTGGCGAGCTTTGTGTTTTTGACCAACTTGAGATGTCCAAAGAGGCTGGGATGCCGCTTCAGGAATTGGTGGTTCGTGACTCGTTCCGCTATTCGGCCTTGGCGGCTTGGCGCTCTGCAGTTGCGGGCGGCTACGACATGCCCTTCACGGCCTTTTCCAAGCTCTTAACAATGGCGAAATTCAACGAAGTGCTGGCAGTCGCTCAACCCTTTTTGGGAAAGAGTGTTCCATCGCTTCAATCCGGGAGTTGATCAAAATGGGATTCAGCGTGCAAGACCTTCGTTCCTTGCCAGTGTCAGTGGCGAAGGTCTTGCTTGATGATCTTGCGAGTGAGCGCAAGCAACGTGCATTGAAGCTGCGGACCCTAATACGCAATGCGAAGCCAATGTCGGTGTTCGACTACAGCAGCCTTCTTAAGGACTGATGGCAAAAAAATCAGACACCTTCCTGTATCAAATCCTTGCTGAAAACAAAGCCAGCAAGGCGATACGAGGTGTAAAGAGCGAGTTCGCAGGTCTCCGAACAGCGACTTTTGAGACCTTCGGCTCGATGAGCTTTGGAATCAACATCGCTAAAGAGCTTGGGCAAGCCCTGGTTTCGCTTGGAAGGCTTACGCTGATTCCCATCCAATTTGCGATGGAGCAAGAAAAGGCAGAACGCCAACTTGCAGCCGTCCTGAAATCCACAGGAGAAGCCGCTGGCGTTACCGCGGAATATGCAAAGGAGCTTGCGAGCGGCTATCAAGAGCTGACGACCTTCGGGGACGAAGCAACACTCGGCGCCGAAAGTCTACTTTTGACCTTCACAAAGATTGGAGCAGACGGTGGGATTTTCGACCGCACACTGGGTACGGTTTTAGATGTTTCTGCAGCCCTGGATCAGGATCTAAAGTCTTCGGCAATGCAGCTTGGCAAAGCTTTGAACGATCCCATCCAGGGATTGTCCATGCTTCGCCGCACGGGCATTTCCTTTTCTGAGGATCAGATGGAGGTGGTGAAGCAACTGGTAGAAACAAACCGGCTTGCTGATGCACAAACGCTCATCTTGGATGAATTGGAAACTCAATTCGGCGGAAGTGCCGCCGCCCTAAGGGAAACATTTGGCGGCGCGGTTGAAGCAGTAAATAACCAATGGGGTGATTTCCTTGAAGAGCTTGGATTCATCGTCACAAAGAATCCAACCGTCCTCGCAGCCATTTCAGGCATTGAAGAAGTGCTCGGCGGAATGACCGACTCGCTTGAAGAAGGAGAGGATGGGTTCGGTGGATTGCGGGAGATGATTGATAGCTTTATTTCCGAAGCAATTCCTACCCTGGTCCGAGGTATGGCCATTGGCGTGGATGCCTTAAGCGGAACGGGTGGTATTGCGGTCGCTGCTCTAAAAACCGGAAAGGTCTTCATTCAAGCGGCAAGCGGCGTGTCTGCTGTGGTCACTCAAATGAAAGTGGCTCAGCTGACCTGGGATCAGTTCAACCACGACCTGCGGGGCAACGGTCGAGAATCCGCAAAGCTCACTGCCGAAATTCATTCGGTTCAGAAGGCACACGAGGAATGGGAAGTAACGCTCGAAACAGTCAATGAAAAGATAAAGGACGCGGAAACCGGATCCTCAAAAGCCGGGGATGCCTTGCGCGCTCTTGCAGATGACTTGGAGGGTATGAACAAGGTGCAAGAGAAGGGGGCAGCGAGCAGCATCAAGGACGTCAACGCCTTGGGAATGGAGCTTGAAGCCTTCTCAAACCAAGCCCTAGAGATGGGTTTGCTGATCAACTCCGTCATGCCCGCCCCGGGCGTCAGCAGCTTGGCTGGCATCTATTTCCAAGCTTCTGAAGACCTCGGCTTTGAGGCCATGGAAGCCGGCGTGAAGGATCTGGAGGGCATGCTTGATAAGGCTCAGGCGGTTGCGAAAGAGGCCCGTCAAGAACTTGGCGACATCGTTCCACAGGATGCCCCAGCGCCCATGCCGTCTGCAGGTTTGCCATCAGGGTTCGAGCAAAGTACACCGAGCGCACAACCAGCTGAACCTGACAAGCCCAAGGACCCTGAACGGGATGTGGATGGCATCGTTGATGGCAACAGTCAAATGATGCTCAATGGCATGCAAGATGCCTTTGCTTCAGCTGCAGCTGGATATCAAAGCCTCGCGGACGCTGGCAAGGAATTCACCGACGGCTTGAGGGGTCATCTCACGAGCGCATTGCTTGATCCGATCTTTGGAGCTCAGTCAGCATTCCACCAGATCACCAAGCCCATTTTCGGCATGGTGGAATCCATCGGCCAAGCGATTCATGACAATTTCATTGAGCCAATCATTAGCGGCATTGTTGGATTCTTCACCAAGAAGACCGCACTTGAGGAGGCCAGTGCTGTTGCATCCACAGGAATTCACGCAGCCGAAGCGGTAAAGACTCTAGGCGTAGTTCATGGCACCGTAGCCGCGATGACTCCAAGCCTTGCAGCAGCGGCCACATTGTCATTGATCGCCACTTTTGGCGCATCTGGCACCGCCGCTGCACTTTTGCCCGGCTTGTTGGCTGCCGCCCAAGCGCAAGGGCTTGCAGCTGTGGCTTTGGCGGATGGTGCCCACGTCACCGAACCCACCTTTGCATTGATCGGTGAGGCTGGTGCAGAAACCGTAGTTCCGGAAACCCGTCCTGCTCGAGCACGAGACTTGATCCTCGACATGCTGCAGCGGAATCCCGACATCATGGGAAAACCAAAAGGCTCCTCGGGTGGGAAATACGGCGGCAATACGGTCATTGCAAACGTCACGGTCAACCCTGCTGCAGGCCAAAGCGAAACCGAAATCGGCTATGAAGTTGCCCGGGCGATTGATGAGCTTTTGGGAGGTCAATCATGACCAGGTCTTTTCGTAGCTTTGCGCTCGACGACACCAATGGCATCACGCCTGGCAACCTGAATGACGAGCCGCCAATCGATGGCAAGCGAGTTTCTTTGATCGGGGATGGTGACGCCTTTCAAAGAGTCCGCCGCGGTGGTCGGCGAGTGAAAATGGGCGGCACTGTGATCGGCTCCACAGCAACGGAACTCAAAACACGCCTCCGTGACTTGATGGCTGTCCTCCAGAACCCCACGAAGGGGCTTCTCATCCTCGACACCTATGAACTGTCTTGCTGGTCCCGTCCAGGGAGGATCGTTTACGACTCGCCAATGGAGTCGGCGCTGAGTGCGCAATGGTCCTGCTCCTTCGAATCCGAAGATCCATTTTGGACGGACCCCACTTCCGGGGTCAGCTCAAGCACCGTCAACAACAACTCGGTCTCCGAGCAAACCTTCAACATCCTCTACGGCAGCGACCTGGCGGAAACCTATCCCCTCTTTGAAATCAAGCAGCTCGCAGCGGTCCTGACCACCGGCTTCGAGGTCACGCTTGTAAACGACGACACCGGCGCGGAATTCCGCTTGCTCGATTTCGACCTCGGGCAAAACGACGTGCTTTCCGTGGATCCATACACCGAGCAAGTGTGGATCAGCTCCGACGTATCCGGCAACGCGGTCACTCCCCGACGAGTGGATGGCGTGTTTTGGCCCGTCAACGGCGCGAACTTTGATCTCATCGTTCGCCATAACCAACAAGGGTCTAGCCCAAACTTCCAGGTGAAGACCATTCTCTATAAGCGGCATTACACCTTCAACGCCTGATGCCGCAGCTTATTCTCAAGATTGATCAGCTCACCGATCGGGTGTTCAGTAACAACGTGCTGTACCCCCGCCGGTGCATGCTTGAGCTTTCGCGCAACTTGATCAATCTGAGATGGCAATACCGCCCCGCTGAGGGCGGCATGTGGCAAGGCGAAGTGGAATTCCGTCTACCGCAAAACACCAAAGCCTGGCGCCAGCTGAAACGCGGCCGTCACGGCGCGGCCTGGCTTTACTGGGAGCCGGAACAAAACCGCACCATGACGGCGTTTGATGCTGAAGAGCACAACCGTCTGCTTTGGTTCGGCACTCTTGAGGATGTGCGCCTCGATCCTGAGGGGGAGATTTGTCGCGCGAAGATGAAGGGTGCCGGCCAGTTCTTAAAAGACTTCACCATCGACATGGTCGATGAAACCAATGGTCTCGGTGGCACCGACACCATAAAAAACCACGCGGAAAACTGCGCGCTCCATGCTCAGATATTTGATGGCTTTTTCAATCTTATCGATTCCGACCAAGTGGCCGCAGCTGGCGCGTTTAGCCGCAAAGCATACTTGGATGAATCGAATACACCTGCGTCCGAGATTCTTGCGAAGCTGGCTTCTTCCATCGGTGGCGTTGGAATGGTTTCTTGGGGCGTTCGTCCGGCGGGTGGCGCGGATGACCTTGGGGAGCTGTACTTCCTGCCGTGGTCCTCCGGACTCTGGGAACGAACAGCAAGTTGGACGGTGCCGACCTGGCAGATCGGTCCGAAGCAAATTGAATCCATTGAAGTCGGTCGGCGAACCTCAGCAATCAAAAACCACATCCTGGTGCTCGGGAAAGATGGCCAAAAGGTGTACCACGGGGAAGCGAGAAGTAGTTCCTCGATCGCAAAGCATGGAGTTCATAAGCACCGCGTGGTCGACTCTTCGGTGAAGTCGGTCGGCCACGCTGCACTCATCGCCTCGGGCATCCTTGAAGAAAGCGGCACACCACCCGCTGACGTCACCATCGTGGTTGCGGAACCGTTGGACCGGGGCGACCAGGCCAACCACGCAGACGGCGCGGAAGCGGGCTTCCTGCAAACCGTGGTGAAAGGTGGTGGCCGATCAGTGGTGGCCATGCTGAATGGCTTGACCAGTCCGGCTTCGCTTGGAGAGGCCAATTACATCGCCAGTATGGTCGGTGGATCCGGAGCAGCTGCGTTGGTGGCCATCGATACGAGCTCAAGCGGACTAAGCAATGGCCGTTGGCATCCCAATCCCAAGGCCAACAACAATCTAGACCTGGAGAACGATGACGGATTGCTCTACGTCCAGCAAGGCAAGTTCACCGGCTCCAATCCATCCAACACTATGAATCTTTGGGAGCTGGATCGAAAACTCTGCGGCGTGCTTGGTTACGTCAGTGGCAACAACTATGTCTTCGCTCTGCTGCAGCATCAAACGAGTGGTTGGACGATCATCCACACGGATAGCAACCTGATCCCGTTTCAATCCGGTGGCACTAATAAAAACCTCACCGACCTGCACACCTTCGCCTTCGAGGTCAGTGCATCCGGCACCATTGGAATTGACCTGGTCAAAGGGTGGTTTGTGGATGCGACCGGCACTCGCACGCTGATCTGCAACAAGACGGTCACTCCGGGCTCCTATTCTTCGTCCGGAACTAAAGGCATCATCCTGGTCAACGGAGCCTTGGGCACAGGAGGCGGCGGCGTAGGCACCAATGCATGGAGCCGAAGCTACGACCTCAGCGCCTTTGATGTTTACTCCGGAGACGGCACCAGTGGCACGCGGGATTACGCCGGCGCAACGGCGGAAGACTTCATCGACGAGCTTGCCGGCAACGGCACTTTGTTTAAGCGTGCGGCCGCGCGGGTGTTGAGCTTGCATCTGGGCATGCTTTCCCTGGGCACCGGTGCCGGTGGCACCGATCAATGCCAGGTGCGCTATGCCTACCGCAGCGAGTTTGAGCGCAAGGTGGGATTTGATGCCACTTTGACCGGCGGTGGAGGGACAACTTTCACCGATGACGTCAGCAGCAACAACCCTTCCAACCCTTGGCTGCTTGGCGGTGGAGGCACCAAACGCTATCTGGGCGCTGGATTGGAGATCGCGCCACGTGAAGTCACTGTTTCTTATCAAGGGCGCAATAACCCTCTGCGCGTGGAGATCCGCGGCGCAGCTCCAGCAGCCACGCTCACCGGCGTGGTGGAAACCATGAAAGGCACCATTGACACGGTGCAGAGGTTGACGGATGGCTAGTGATTATCCAAGCCAAGTAGATCCTCAACCTCCGGAGCTCGTGGGTGGCGTGGACGTCTTTGTGGCCGACGTCGCCGACCATGCGGTGCGCATGCTACGCGCGGTGCAAGTGGCACTGGGAACGCGGCCAGCAGACCTATCGGCGCTCGATGGCGGCAAGGACATGGGCACGGTCGCCGATGCGATCTTCCATTTGAACCGAGTGCAAAGCGGTGGATACGCCGGGACCACGATCAGCTCCATAGAGGAATTCGATGCCGTAACGGTGTATTTCGACGGTCCAAACCGCTTCACGATGCCGCCGATGGTGCGCATCCAAACGTGGGAGCCTTACGACGCCACCAACCACACGGTGGAGCGATTAGAGCCGCGAAATGTCACCAAAATCAGCTTCCAATTAGCAGTTCTCCGCGACACCTCCGGCTCTCCATTTGCGAGCTTCCCATTCACCTTGAAGTTTAAGTGGTTCGCGATTGAACCTCCATTCGGATTTGAGGAGGAGGACGCATGAGCGATTTCCCAAACAGCTTTGACGTGCCAGGCCGCTTGGTGGATGGTCTGGATTTCCTGGACGGCCTGACCCTCAACGATGTCCTGCAAGGCTCCCATGCTTGCGAGGTGGCTTTGGGTGTGGATCCCTGGTTGCCGTCCGCTGGCTCGCAATGGAACTTCCCTGGGGTGCAGCAGGTCTCCACCAGTTTGAAAGAGATGGCACGAGTCGAAGCCGGGGAGGTCACGGTTTGGGTGCCGGCCGATGTTTATGGAAGCTACGATATTGCGCTTCGCAATCCAGGGATGTTTACCACAACGAGCACGAACTCGGTGCCCTTTGTCATTTTCGGCCAGTGGGCATCACGAGATGGTGAGGCTGCTTTGTTTGATCTGGGTGATGATCCCTGGCGCTATCCAATTTTGCTCCCTAGATACGACGGCACCGGTGCCCTTTGGGGCTTTCGCGTCAAGCCTTTGCCCACTGGAGTGGATGAAGAAAGCGCCATTTTGCGCTACTGCGCCATGGAGGTGAACTGGTAATGGCACCTTTCGGATCTTCCTACCCCGACGTCCTGGATGCACTGACCGTGCCAGTAGGCACCCCCCACTCCTCAGCGTTGCTGACCGAGATCACTTCGATCCTCTTGGCCGTCCAGCGCACCATTGGCGTCGACGTCGGCAACCTCACGACAATGGGATTGGTGACCATTACCGATTGGAACGCAGCATTCCATCGCCGCGCGCAAGTCGAGCTGTACACGTTCACCAGCACCGGCACACCTGGTGCTTTGCAAACCATTAACTATCAGCACGTGGCGAAATTCACGGATATTCCACACGTGTTTTTGTTCGAAGACGACACCGGCCTACCTGCAAGCCGGGTCACTGGTGAGGGCGACACCTGGTTCAAGGTGCGTTGCCCTCACTCAACCCCTACGGTGGTCCCCTACATGGCCATCAGCTGGAAAGGATGATGCAAGCACCTCAAACACCTACGGACTTTTGGTTTCTCGTTGCTCAGGGATTGCTGGGCATCCTGCTTCTTTCTGGCGGATGGCTGATTAGCTATTTGGTCCGCCAGATCAAATCACTTGCAGAAACGGTGAGCAACATCGACTCGCATCACACCGAGGAGCGTTTGAAACTTGAAATGAAGTTTAAGGACCGCCTCTCTGACCTCCGGACGGATTTCACCGTTCAAAAAACGCAACGATCATGAAGATTTACCTCATCACCATGTTGGCATTCACCTTGGCTGCATGCAGCTTTTTGGACTACGCCACGAAGACTTCAACCGACCCCTACATCACGAAGCTGCAGACGGAGTTCGCTGGCCTCGAGGAGGACTATAGTGGTTTGGAAACCAGCTACAAAAACTTGAAAGACAAGTACCTACTCCTTGCTGGAAAGCTCAAGGAAGAGGGCTTATCGGCAGAATCAGCAAAAGAAGTGGCGTTGGGCATGGCGGACGCCATGGAGAAAATGACGGTCATCACAGGCACCATGGGGCAAATGAAAGAAAGGGCCAGAGCCATTCAGGCTTCCATTGCTGAAAAGGCAAATGAAGATAATGTGCCTTGGTGGTACGTGGTGGGAGCAGCAGGGATAGCGCTCCTTACTGGTGGAGCTATGCCGACGATGAATGGCATTCCAATTCTTGGGCGGCTGTTGCCCAAAACCGCGCCGCTATTGAAGAAGTTGGGTTTGAGGAATGAGGAGGAGAGGAAGGCCTATCACATGGGTTGATAGAGTCAAATCACTTGGCAACGGACCCAACTCATTTAGCGGCAGAATAAAAATCCTCGTCCGAGACGCCATCAGCGGGGGTTAATTTGAGCTTCCTTCGAATGGATCTAATAGTCCCTAGAGGAACTGTATTCGTCCCACCCTTGCCATTGGGGATGGCGGTCGATACCCGAGAGCCGTCCGCAAGGAATCGGTAGCCAATCACATGGCTTCCCTTGCCTGATTTCGCGCCCAACTCCACACCGAACGACTTCAAGGCCTTTTTCAGGTTCCTTGACCTTAATGACTTTTTGGGCTGGATCCCCACAGGTTTTGGAGGCGGGTTCATTACGGGTCAACACCAAGCCCCCTGCTGTTGGTCCTCGCAGGCCTCCTGAAGAGGAGTAAGGTAAGCATGGCAATCAGATGAATTTCCGAACTTGGTTAACCCTTTGAAGGTGTTTGGAATTGCCGATGGCTTTGTTTTCTTCTGCTCGATAACGAAAAGTAGGCGTTGGGCCATTTGGTCCGGAAGACTTTGAATGTCCTCTGGTGCAGGTTGGTCAGCGTTCTCCAGCTGCCCGTTGGCCCACCGATCAATCAAATACAACTCAACTGCATCGCGAAGTTCATTCAATGCATCGCCCCTAGATTCGCCCACAGTCGCGACATCATGCTCTAAGCAGAATGCCTCCACTAGGCCTGGGCAATCGGGCGATTCCCTGAAACCAAAGGTCAGGGAGAACCCAATCGCAATGGTCCCATCTGGATATTCGATTACACCGAGGTGAGGTTCGCTGTTCATTTGCAGGATTCAGATTGGTAATTGCTCCCTATACCTACGACGGCAAACGACAGACATAACTTGAACTTTTCAAGAATCAGGAGACGAAGGAATTTGCCGGGGATGAGGAGCGGAACGCTTTTGGCGTATGTGAAGGATAGCCCGGATTTTGCATGTCGAGGGGGGACCGTTTTGCGGGCCAGGCCGAAGGTAAACCACTTGCCCCTTCCATTAGCGAGTCGCCCATAGCGTAAACTGTTGTATTAAAAGGACATAATTGGACTTCGCGACCATCCTTCAACCGTCCCTCCCACATGTCAAATTTCGGAAAAATCCGGAATTTGGAGCCTTCGCCTCGTATCGAAAGGTAAGTTCCGCCGCCCCGGAACGTTCCGGCTGGGCGGAACCTTCCTATTCCCACTCCCGGAATTCTTCTGGAACTTCGCATTTTGAGGTATCCCCGCAACACTCCAGTTCTCTCGCGGTCATGGTTTCCGCTGGGACTGGGGATTGAGCGTGGATGCAAACCGGTTTTAAGAATGTTCGAGGAGCCTGGTGTCGGCTCGCGTTAAGCGGCTCTCGTTGAATGGTGTTGTGTTGAAGTTTGTAGAAGGGGCATTCGTTCATTTTGATTTACTCGTGGG